AGGAAAGACAGGGGGGGTAGCCTTCCTACCTAAAAAAACGCCTTGATTGCGACTCCCTTTTTGGCTATTACACTTGGCACAGCAAGCGACTGCGTTCTCAAAGTTAATTACCAAGTCAGGGGCTTTGCTAACCGGTATTATGTGGTCAACTGTTGTCGCTGGCTGCTGGCAATAGAAGCAAGACCATTGATCCCTTGCTAATACCTCAAGCCTAAACTTCTTATAGTCTCTGCTTAATCGAGGATCACCACGCTTTGCCATTACTGCCAACCTTTAGTCTTTAGATGATGAAGTGCCTTACAGTAGTCAGGCTCATCATACTTGGTAATGCCATAACGCTTTGCTACATAGTGCCAATACATATAGAACTGATAATCATAAGGTTTGCCTTTAATATGCTTATTACGCATCTGATAATAACCATAATGAGATCCATTAACTGCATCAATCTTCCAACTGGATTCTCTAAACACTATCTGATTATGACAACTTAATTGCTTAAAAGTTAATTGGTAATCAGCTAATGATTTAAGGGCTTTAGTTGCATCTAATTGAGCCTCTGCTGACTGAGTTCCACTCAGACATAGGACTCCCACGAACACTTTAGCAACCCACCGCGATGCGCCTTTCAGTCGCGGCGTGAGCCCTTGAGGGGCTCTTGCTAAGAGTGTACTCGGCATGTCAAGCATGTGTATAAAGTGGGCGTGGCGTAAGCGTACTGTGAAGTCTTGCCCCTTATTTATCCACAGATGTGCATAACTACTTGTCTGTTGAGTAGAACCCAGTACCCTTGAACGAAATACCAAAAGAGCTGTAAATCTTGCGCATCGGTTCATGACAGAACCCGCATTCAACATCGTGTGGTTCATTTATTTTTAACTCCTTCTCGTAGCGCAGGTTAGCCTCGCATCGATCGTTAGTGCATTCAAACTCATAGATAGGCATTACTGAGCCTCACACCAATTACAGGGATCATTTATTGTCCATTCTCCGCATTGTCCGCACCGGCGGATATCTGACTCTTTAACTATATCTGTGCGCTTGTCATAGCCAGCAGCTACGAGTAACTCCACCAGATCGCCCAGACGTAGCATTGCTACATAGTCTTCAGGCTTTTCGCCTTGACCATTCAGACGAAAACAGGCGAACCCCGTTAACCCACTTTTGTCTGTTCTGGCTTCGATCTGGCGGAGCGTCTCGGGTATATTTAAGGTAGTTCGCGCTTTTATCTCACAGTCGAACGGAACGTTGAGAATATCGCGACCAGAACCTCGACCAACTGAAGCACCTTCCCACCAGCGCTTCAGATATTCTGCTACCACGCGTTCAGTACGAAAGCCTCGATGCTTACGGCTTTGACTCATTGACTGCGTGACATTTCTTGCAAGACCAAGTTAGTGATTGACCCTCTATCCAGAAGGCTAACTCGTCTCTTGGGCATGGCTCGTTGCATAAGTGACAGATTATCCTAACTTGTAGCGCATTGAGCGCTTCTCGCTGGCGAGCCTTTTCATATAAAACATCATCGGTTGGAAACTTTTCCCATTCACCATCTTGATTCATAAACTGTAAGCCGCTCATGATCGAGCCTCTTGCGGTTTCCAAGCCCCATGATTATCTATGACGTACCAAATTGGATCGCACTTATCTATGTCAGCCCAAGTTTCTTGACGCTGTGGTGTTAAAGGGCAGCTCATATTCGCCCAGGCTTTGCCATTCTTGTTACCTGTGCGCCAAACTCGTTGACCGTGTTTACATTCTGGTATGTCCTTATCGACCTTAGTAGCACCTAATACTTCCTGAACCAATGCAACTGCATCGGCAGCCGATGGTGCAGGTTGTACAGCCTTTACAGTCCAAGGATCATCCTCGACCGGCATGATTATCTTGTCTGCTAACTTTTCCGTAAATGGCTTTGCGGTTGGCTTATCTGCTACCTGTCCAACTTTTTCCATATCATCTCTAGTTGCAGTCTGTCCGCCTTTGAGCAACGTAATTGCTCTGCCAAGAGCTGATGAAGCAATATCCTCTGCATAGAAGCGACGCATATTTTGGATATATTGATCCCTAACCCCATGAGCAATGTTAGAAGTCGCAGGGAAAGCATCATTAACATCCCGATAAACTTCTGCTTTGCACGTGATGTAACCCTTTTCAACATCGTGATAAGTGATCTCAATGCTTGTCCTTCCCATAGGATAATTTTCTACGAACCATTTGTTGAGCATTGCTACTGTTTCATAATCATCTAATTTATACATAAAGTTCATTTCCTTCCGTAGCTAGTTGACCAGCAATGGCAAGGTAACTTGCGCTGTCGATCCAGGTATCAATCTGCTGACTGTCCTCGATGCTCCTAGCAATCTTGACGAGTGTGAGGATAACTGCCACTTGATAATCCTCAACCGGCATTTCCAGATAGGCGCTGATAAGCCTTGCTGCTCTTGCCATGTTGTCAGAAGGATGACCGTAATGCAGTCCTCGCTCCTGATAAAGGTCTGTTGCACTTTGTAGTATTTCACCATGCTTCATACTCTGACCTGATCAAGTTGCTCGTAGTGCTTGCGTACTGCTCTGCGGCCTGTTAGATAGCCATCTCTGTGACCTATTTTGTAACCGATAAAAAACATCCCAAAACATAAGCCTAGGATTATTAACTGTAGTATTGACATTTACTGCCCTTCTGCTACGCCCTTCGCAGCTTCTTGGCATAAGTGTTGCATAAATATCAGACAGGATTGCGGTAGGTTAGATAACGAAACGGTAACGATTCTGTCTCATCGACTGCATCATCGACCGTCCGACGTATATCGTTATCTAGATCGTCCATACCTGCGCCCATTAACTACGAAAGTGCCATCCTTTTCAAGGTTAATAAGGGTTACTTGCGTGTCCTCAACTAGCACAAATGCTTGCTGCCAGTTCATAGTTCCTTTTGTATAGCCAGCCTTGCGTACATCCATAAGATGCCCGCTTTCTACTCCACGCAAGATGCGCCCTATTTTGCCCCCAGATGCCTCTGTAAAGGCTGATTGACCTGCTCTGTGTGTATGTCCGCAGATAACGCTTAAACCGTGCCTACGGGCTGCTCCAAGGGCTGTAAGACCCGCGTTAGGGTTAATGCCCTGCTCATCCCCGTGAACTGCTACCCAGCCCTTCTGGAAGGCGTAAGGCTTCTTATGGTAGGTGATCCCTAGTTCATCGAGTTTAAGGAACTTCTCAAAGCGCAGCTCTGGCAATGCCAAAAATGCCGGTATCTTCTTCATAATTACATTGTAAAGTCGATCTGTGTGATTGCTTCTGATCATGTGAGCTTCTTTGGAATGCTCTACCAAAGACCATAGAACTTCTACTGCTTGGTCGCGATCGTCTCCGAGTGTTTGCTCAAACCAACCTGGCATTCCTTCAGTCCATCGGCTGATTTGTGGAAGATCGATTTCATCTCCCAAAGTAATGACGCTATCGGGCTTGTATGCCTTAATAAAAGATGCAACATTTCTTACTGCTACTTCATCGTGATAGGGGACTTGTAAGTCTGGAACTATTACGGTGCGCTTCATTGTTAATCCTCATCGTCATCGTCATAGGGGATGCGGTCGGGAAGGTTGGGCAGCCAGTTAGGAGTTGGCAAGATCGTTGCAGGATACGTCAAAGGCTCTAGCAGCAGACACAATGCAACATCGTCAGCAAAGCCAGCCTTCTTTAGACTTTTCCAGTACTCATTTAACCCAATGCAGTAAGTCTCTAGCATTGAGTAATCCTCAAGGTCTATAACTCGTTTGCGCGCCATAGGATTATTGTGACTTATCGCATAGGATTTCGTAGATTTTATCCACGCGTGTCTCTAAACGATTTACTGCATCCTTCATCGATGAGCCGCTATTCGGCTTCAATTCCGCTAAATAGTGTTTGATCATAAATTGCAGCATCGCAGTTACACCACCCAGAACCGTCACGATCGCTACTGCAAGTGCAGCATAATCCTGTGCGCTCATTTCTTAGGAGTGGCATACCCAAAGATACCGGCAACGATTGAGCCAAGTATGGCGCGGTAGTCGAGTGCAAAGTTAGAAGTTGTACCCCATACAGCTAAGAATGCGCCGATTGAGATTATTGCTGGGTGCTTCATATTCATTTAGTTGCTCCTAGTAGTGGGATATTAAAGAACGAACTGTCCTCATCGCCTTTGCTAGTGAAAGATATATGGCAATGATGATCGTGCTTGTTAATTCCTGTATAAGTTCTCCAACGCCATAACGATTTAGAACTGGCAATTTTACCTGCAAAGATGATGTAGGAGATGCGCTTATCAGACTTTGCCAAGATACGAAGTTGATCTGCCACATCGGGCATGAGGTCGGGCTTAGCTTTGCCGGATAGATCGCGGTCAACATCGATGGCACGTACCCAGCCTTGGCCATCTGGATTATGGTCAGACTTACGAGCTGAGTGCCGACTATCACCGATCCAGCCGTCTGAGGTACGGTCACGATCGCTAAAGTTGTCATCAAACTGCTCTCTAAGTTGGATTGCTGCTTTACTTAATCGAGGCTTCATCCAAGTAATAGAGCCGCTTCTTCGGCGGTAATGCCTAGGCGAGCAAGTAATGCAGACTTTGCCTCGGCATTGTCTTGAATTTGTTTTGCTTCATTAGATTTTATTTTGGCAATTTCTTTTGTGATTTCTGCTTCGGTAGGTGCATTACCTTCCAAAACGTCAAATTGAACCGTTGAATAATCTTCCTCAATAAATGAAAATTCAGCTGTTGGACAAAGTGATCTTATTGCTTTAACTAAATAACTCATTATGCACCTATCTCCATTAAAGTAATTGTTGAAAGTCCATTGTTAAATTGTGCTGTAGAAGTTCCACTATTCGCGATTGTGTTTAGTTTCACCTGTGTTTTGTAAGTAGTCGCTGAAGTTGTGGCAGGAGAGTCTAAATAACTTGCGGCGTAGATGCTTCCCAAATAGGTTGAAGCAGTTCCAAAGTTCATAGTCACTACGTCTTTTAAATCTTGAACAGAAGTTGCGCCGCGAACCAGTTGGATAAGTGCATTTATATCAGCTGTGTTACGTTGAACAAGTAAATTTTGCGTATAAAATACCAAAACTTTACTGCTTGCTGATGATGGTGTAATGGTTGCCGTCAAAGTTGTGTCTGTGTAAGTCGTGCTTGTAATTGTTGTGCTAGTCCCTGTGCTGGCATTTACTACTTGTAAAACTTTGTTGCCACCTGCTGGAGCGGCCCATTTCAAACCCGTTGCTGTTGTTGAGTCTGCGGTTAAAACTGTGTCGTTTGCCCCTACCGCCAAGCGAGTTAGCGCAGTTCCGCTACTGGCAGGAAATAAGTCTCCTTTGGCGGTTGGATCTAGGTAGTTCAAAGTACCGGCTAAATCGTTCATATTGGCAGCCGACAGGACATCGCCTGTTGCATAATCTGCCTTGACTGGAAATCCTGCTGCCATTTTTTCTCCTAATACGCCAATATGTTAGTGCCGATTATACCTGATACAGCCGAGCCTATGATGAAGCCCTCGACTATTGGCTCAAGTGTTGTCACAGTTACCTTCATAGAATTAGGCGTTATATTCCAGTCCAGTCCTTGCGCTTGTAGTGTCTTAACGATTGTTGAGC